CCATAACACGAACTATGACCCAATTCGCCCAATCCATCCTATGATCAGCGGTTATTTTGATAAACTTCTTGGCTTCCATAGGCTTGTCTTTTAATATACCGCATGCCCATTTGTAGCCGTCAGTACAGGCTGACCAATCTTTTAACTGTTGTTGTGTTATGTTCATATCCCTCCTTTAACAATGCCGCCCATATCTCTCCTGTTCAATTACGGGGTTGGAGATGGTTATTTAGCTCTTTCTTGTATCTCTTTCCTGTCCTTCAATATGGTAACGAGATCATCATCGGTAATGCCATCTGCGTCATCACTCTTAAATACAATGAAACAGAGCAGTTTACCGTTGGAATCCTTGATGATGTACTTTGACGGGATATCTTTTGCGTCTTTTTGCTGGCTCGTGTAAACACGATCTGAAACTTTCATGTTGCATTGGATGGTTGAGTAGGTTTCCACTAGATGTCCTCCGCGTATTCTGTTGGTTTACATTGAAATGCTAAAAATTCTGTCATATCAATGTTTCTATTACTTAGCTTCTTAACAAAATACTCAAGCTCTTCTGGGCTACGGATAAGCTGATACTGAACATTCCGGTATGGTTTATACTTCTCTTCATATGCGATTTGAACGTCGCTCTGGACGCCACCGATTGCCTTCTTACATTCAGCCATAAGTAAGAAGACAACATCTTCCATTGGTAATTTGATTTCAATGTCCGGGGATCCATCCACATGCGTTGCATCGAACACATCTAAACGCCTGTACTCTAATATATAGCCTGCGGTCTCTAGCTTCTTACAGAGCTTGAGGCAGGGGTTTAGGACTTGGTCGCGTTCTTCACTTTTGTTTGGCATAGCTTCTCTATATAGGTGGTTAGTTTCATTAAAGGAAGAGGACTCATCCTGGCCTTCTTGATCGCTTTGTTCTTGCCGATACCTAACATTTTTTTATCGCGCATGATTGATATTATGCACAGAAAAATAATTTTGTCAATGAAAAAAAACATTTGACAAAAGAAAAATATCTGTTAATATTGTAACCATGAAAACAAAACGTGTTTACTTCGTCGTGAATTGTAAAAAAGAAGAAAAACAACGTCTAAAAGAACTTGCTATTAAAGAAGGCTTTGAGACGTTGGCTCAATTTATGCGTTCTTTAGTGAGAAATAAAATTAATGAAAATAAATAAACCAAATTATATTTTAAATCAATATCAATTTGAAAATTATAAAGATGATTTTAAATATAAATTGAGTTGCCCTGGTATTTATGTTTATAAATATGATGATGTATGTTTATATGTGGGGGCTACTCAATCGTTATGGTGTAGAGCCTTTAGAATATTTCAAAATGGACGCATAATTTCACCATTATTACAATATATTATAAAAATAATTAAATTAAAAAATATTGAAGTTGAATGTTATTTTTGTCAATACCGAGCATTAGCAATTAGAGAAGCATATTTCTATAATAAATTAAAACCTATTTCTCAAATTATTTATCGTCATAAATTTTATGAGACGGCGGAGAAGAAGAAATGAACGAAGATATTCAAGTTAATTTTGACGAACCAGATAAAAACCAACTCGTCACCATTGTCGAAGAGTCAAAGCTCCCTCAATCCAAAGCCAAGTACATCTTAGAACGCTTCCAAGATTACTTTACCTTTGCTGATGAGTTGACCAAAACAACTCAACAAATCAAGGTTACAGATGCCTCCCAAACACATCTTATGGATATGGCAAGAGCCGCACGCCTTACTATAAGGGAAAGAAGGATTGCTGTTGAGAAAGCCCATAAAGAGATAAAGGCTGACGTATTAAGAGAAGGCAGGGCTATTGATGGTATCAAGAATGTTTTGCTTGCGTTATTAGAACCGCTTGAAGTTTACTATGATAAACAGGAAAATTTTGTTAAGTATCAAGAGGAAGAAAAAGCAGAACTTATAAGACTTGAGGTTGAAAAGAGAATTGAAGAAGAAATAGCAGAGGCCGCCAAGATTAAAGAGCAAGAAGATCAGCGTATAAGAGAAGAGAATGAAACTCTTAAAGAACAGGCATACCAAAAAGAACAAGAATTGATTGCTGAACGTAGATCCAACGAAGCGAAACTGGCCGCGGAACGTAAGAGGGTTGCCGATGAACAGGAAAAAATTAAGAAAGAAAATGAAGCTAAAATCGCTCGTGAAAGAGCAGAACAGCAGGCAAAACTTGATTTGGTTAGAAAAGAACAAGAAGCAAAGTTAGCTGAGGAGAGAATTAAGCTTAAAAAGGTTGAAGATGAATTGAGAGCTAAGAGAGATGCAGAAACAAAGGCGGAACGGGAGAGGGTTGCGAAGGAAGAAGCGTTGAAGAAGGCGGGGGATAAGGAAAAACTAACCAATTTAGCTAATGACCTTGGAAAAGTATTTATTCCTATTGATATTAAAAGTAAAGAATCAAAAAATGCTATAGAAGCGGTTGAAATATTGTTAGATAAAGCAATTACTATATTAAGATTATTTGTTAAGGAAGAAGAAAACGACATATGAAAACATGTATCCTAGATTTGGAAACAAGCGGACTCGTCCCAAAAGGCTGTACATACGAATTAGACTACATGAAATTCCCCTGGATTTATTCAATCGCATGGAAAATTAACGACGAACCTGCAAAGGAATTTATTATTAATCAAGAGGGAAGAATAGTATCGCCAGAAGCCTCTAAGATCAACGGAATTACCCAAGAGATGTGCAACGCTTCACCTCATCATCTTGATAGCGTTCTACAAGAGTTATTAGCTGATGGCTATGACGCTGATTATGTTATAGGCCATAATCTGTACTTTGACACCAGCATCATAAAAGCAAATGTGCTTAAAATGTTCCAAGAGGATCAAGGATTTTTTAACTCAATTACTGATTTACTCCATAAAGACAAACGCATTGACACCATGCGAGCTGGTATCCCATTAGTAGGCAAATGGCCTAAACTCACAGAACTTTATAAAAAATTATTCAGAGAAGAATTTGAGGCTCACTCTGCCGGTGCGGATTGCGAGGCGACATATCGCTGTTATCAGAAGATGGTTGAAATGGATTTGATTAAGTATCCGGTGGCTAAACCAGTGATGGCAGATGATATATGAGCGAAATACAATGCTACATAAAACTCTATGGCTTCGATTTGTACCTAACAGTGCCTCACTATAAAACCACATATACGTGGACAAATAAATAAAGGAGATTAAAATGGCTAAAAATGTCGCAGTAGTAAAAGAATCCCTACCACCGGTTGAATACGCTCAAACCCCTCAACAGATCAAGGCACAGGTCGTTCTTATTCAAGAAGTCATGCGTGATGTGATGACAGATGGACAACATTATGGCACGATACCTAATTGTGGGGATAAGCCTTGCCTATTCAAATCTGGGGCAGAGAAGTTATCTCTTACATTCCGGTTACGTCCGATTATGGATGAACATGACATTAGGGTTGAAGAACTTCCTAACGGACATAAGAATATCAGCGTTGATTGTCACATTATGAACCAAGATGGTCTTGAGCTTGCGACTGGTGTTGGGTCATGCTCTACGATGGAAAGCAAATTTAGGTATCGTGGAGCTGAAAAGATAAGCACCGGCGTAGCTGTTCCAGGGAAGTATTGGGATCTCAAGAAATCTGCCAAGTTTGCTGAAATGCAAGAGCTTATTGGCGGTAAGGGATATGGGGTTTTAAAGACTGAATCTGGTGCATGGGAAATTTGCACCATCGGTCAAAAGATGGAACATCCCGATATTGCAGATGTGTATAATACTGTCTTAAAAATGGCTAAGAAACGTGCCTATGTGGATGGCATCCTATCTGCAACGGCGGCCAGTGATTGCTTTACACAGGATATTGATGAGATACATGAACCTATTGATGTAACGCCTGAACCTGCCCCCAAGCCATCTCCATCCAAAGTAGCACCAGAAGCCGTCGCAGAGGCAGAAGTGGTCAAGACTAAACCAGCACCGGTCGCACAAAAGCCTGTACCAGATATAAAACATCCACCACAGCAGGATGAACCAAAGAATGTCTTATCCATCCAGGGCACCATCGAAGACAAAAAGATCAAGTCCGGCATAGACAAGAACAATAAGCCGTTCAACAAATATGGCGTCAAAATTGACGGAAAATGGATGGGGACTTTTGATTCTAAGGTTTATGATCAAATATTAGTTTGGTTAAAAGAGCCTAATCCAGTATTGTTGAATGTCGAGTACGTTGAGGACGTGTCTGCTACGGATGGCAAGACGTATTTGAATTTGGTGAGTATTAAGCCGGTTACGATGGATACGGTCAACCAGGATATTTAAACGAACTCCCATGGGGTCTCCTAGGCTCCTTATAGCTCCCTGATCGTGAGATTCTGGACATAAATGCTCACTAAAGTTATAAGTCCTAGGAAGATATTTAAAATGCCCAGTTCATCGGGTACACGGGTGGGATGTGCTGGACAGTCCTTCGGGATACATGACCTGAGCAGCCCACCGACATTTGGAGTTATATGTTTGATAAATTTTTAGACTTATTCAAGAAAAAAGAAAAACCAATGCCAGAATCCGTCAAGCAAGCCGAAAAGCTCTTGCCAGATGTGGTCAAGAATCTATCTGTCGCCGACCTTGCCACTAAGATCAACAAAATAAACAAACCTAATAAATGGGCTATCACACGGTTTGCGGCGTCAGGTAAACTATCAAAAAAGTATGTCGTTGGCGGTAATCAGTACCCAAAGTTTACCTCTGAAGCACGTAGACAGAGGCGTTTACGTCAAATAGAAAAAGGGATCATACAAGTTACGGAGGGTTCAGATGAACGGGACGGTAAAGTTCTTTAATAGTACAAAAGGTTTTGGCTTCATCAAGGTGCAAGGCGAAAAAGACATCTTCTTCCATAAATCTGCTTTGGAACGTGACTACGTGCCGGAGGAAAATGACTATGTAGAGTTCAGATCAACGGAGACTGATCGTGGAAGAGCAGCGGTTGATATTACCAAAGCATAGGCAAGTATTGGCTGAAATTTTAATGCCGTTTTTAATTCTTGGGATAGGAGTGTTTATATATGACTGCAATCATTCACGGACGGGTAGACACCAAAGCATACAAGAAAGCTATGAAGAAACACGGCTTGTTAATGCCATATATTACGCCGATGGAGGGAATCGCACACGTTTTCCCTACGGCATCAAGTCCATTCCTTGCTCAACTCAAAGCGAGTGTAGGGCTATCTGTCTTAGGACAATTAGACATTACGAAAAAGACTTTACACGCAATGGGGGTACAGGAATTGAATCTTTTATCCATTATTCTTCTAAAAGATATGTCAGAAGTGGACAGAGAGATCAAGAGACGTGGTCAAAAACAGTCTTGAGGCTATATGATGGAAGTCTACATTGTAATATCTAAAGGAATATTCTTAACTTCAAACTGTATTATTGGGGTATTCAAAACTTATGAATCGGCTCAAAAACATTGTCCTATGTTCTGTGTCATAGAACATTTCTTCATTCAGGAGTAATATGAACCCATATTTCGTTATCATTTTATTTACCTTATGTCTTTTTTTTCCATCTCTAAAATGCCTCATCATCGTCGATGATGTCCGCTGGTATGCGTCCATCAAAAACGCTTCCAAAGATCATTGGCTATGGGAAAAGAATCCTACATGGAAAAATTTTATCTTTTGGATTGCAAATCGCCTGTATTCTGGCGGTACGTTCCTATCATTCGAGAAATGCCTTAACTGCCAAGGACATGGTACAATGCTGACTGTTAAAGCCAATAACATCTGCAATAAATGTAAAGGTTCAGGAAAAGTGGCATGGCAGAGAAAATATTTTGGTAAGTGGATTACAGGGATCCAGATTGAGCATTTATTTTCTGTGTCATTAATAGCGATCATCGGCCTCTTAATGTATACGGACTTTCATTCCTTATGGGCTGCCCTACTTTGGATAAGTGCATCAACCACAACTCAGATAGCTGTCTGGCTTAACGGAAGGCGATATGCGGTTAATACTATTCTTATATTGCTTATGGTCGCTTGTATTAATGCTGGCGGTTATTGGACTTTACTGGCATTACCGCTATACGCAATCACGCCCCTCTTCCACATGACGGCCTTCTGTGCGCCGGTGCTGTACTGGCCTTCAATCCCTCTTATGGCTATTATTGTTTTAGTATTTAAGGAAAAACTTTGGGCGCAGTTTAAACAAAAAGAAAGATCTATTGTTGAATCTGCACGTAAAGAATTTACGCCCCGACGATTAATTGTAATAGTTAAATCATATGGATTTTATTTTTTTAAAATGTTATTCCCGATTATGACAAGGACTAATTATAACTTTTTGTATCGGTGGGGCGTTGATGAGAAAGGGGTGAATGATGCGTATGCGTTCAATTTGGATTTTTATAAAGGAATATGTGCTGGATTTATTTCTATGGTGGGCATTTGTTATTTGCCTGTTAATATCCGTTGTTACGGGATATTTATGTTTTTATCAACCCTCCAATGGTGCAACATCGGAAACCTCGCCCAAATAGTTGCGGATCGCTATATTGTCCTTGCAAACGTATTTTTCCAAGTAATTCTTGCCCTGTGGCTTCCGTGGTGGGCTTGTTTGATTGTGGTTGGTATGAATGTATGCTTTGTTTCTATGAGTTACCGGATGTATGAAAATATCCAGGGAATGTTTGACTATCATTATTACAACTGGCCGCAGTATACTATTGTCAATCGTGAATACATAGCCCTGTGTATTAAGCAAGGGGATTTCATTAAGGCGTATACGATGGTTAAGGAGTGTTTAAAGTTTAACCCTACTGACTGGGATTTATTGTTTGGCGCTGCCTTGTGTGCTAAGAGAGCTAATGATAGGGCGCAGGCTAGGGCTTATGTGGAGTTGATGGAACAGAATCATTATTATGGTCAAGAAGAGCTACAGGCGAAGTGGGAGAGGGATTTTAAGGCGGGGATGTGATGAAAATAATAATTTTAATCAAGAAACCATCTTGTGATATTCCTTATAAATCTTTTGAATTTAAAGTTTCAAAAAAACGGTTGAAGGAAGGCATTGAAATTGATATTTGCCGAGACGGAATTGGTAATATGTTGGATTTAATGCAATATTATATAATCAAGGAGTGATTTATGAATATTAAAAAAGCATTTACTAAACTTGCTTACATATCCGCTGGGCGTGATTGTGATTCGTATATGAGTTTAAATGAAATGAGGATGATTCTCGAAGCCCTCGACGAGCCTCCCGAATCTATTGGTGAAATCAGTTCTCGATTTTATAATGAGAATAGACAGTTAAAAATTAACCTTGACCTCGCAAATGCCGATATTGAAACTTTTAATAAAGAAATTGAACGTCTAAAAGAAGTTATTACGGCGTTACAAAAAATGCCATCTGGACTTCATATGTTTCAAAAATTACAGGACGAACGGGACAAGTTGTATGGTGAAATCTGCATCGCCAACGGCCTTGTTAAAAATTTGGAGGAAAAACTAAAATTTAAAGAAGATTTTAAATATGGATTTGTTTCAAAAACTGAATATGAAGAATTAAATGCTGACTGTTATAAGAAACGCGACCGCATTGATAAATACTTTGCGAGTTGTGAAAAAATAAGAGAAATATTAAGTGAATTAAACAGGACGATTAATGATTCATAACCTCTACGAAGGTTTATTCTGTGGTTTCTGCGTCATAGGATTAGCAACGGCAATACCAATATTTTTTATGATACAATCAATCGGACGCATTGGAGAATCCGATTGCTGTCCACCACCACCAATAGAAAAACCTATGACACCTTTAGAAAAATTTGATGAAATTGCTAACAAAAAAATGGATTGTCAATTTTGTGATGGTACAGGTAAATATGATTATGAGAAAATGAAAAACATGACTGTTTATGGTAAATCATTAAAACAAATTGCCGAGATGCTTGATTACGCTTATCAACACGGCTACAAGGAGACGACATAATGGATCACCAACACCAAGACGGAACCCTAACCCCCCCCTCAAGCCAAGAACAAACCGACCTACCAGTATCAGAACTATCCAAGAAGCCTTTGGAGATGGTTCGTTTGACGATGGTTCAAGCCGACATCCTACGCGCAGACCGGACGTTTAAAGAAGAAGAACCATTACCAGAACATCTAAGAATTGCCTTAAACAACCACGCCTATGAATTTTCAATGTTCCTTATCGAGAATTTCCAAGAAGGCCGCGAGCGTTCCCAGGCGTTAGGTCAGATCAATGCTGTGGTTGTGTGGGCTAAGTGGGCTGGACAGAAAAATAAAGCATAAATATATTGACGTCAATTATACCTTGGTATAATATAGAAATATGAATCGGGTAGACGTAAAATTTTTGCAAGAAATATATTTAATGCCGAAGATTTAATTATCTTCGGCTTTCTTATGCCCAGGTTGTCTACCCGACACAAAACCGCAAGGTTTCCTGGGTATTTTTATTTTAAGGTTACTATCTAATTGCAAATGGGCAACTTGGACAGAACAGGCAAATAATAAAAGATGTTTGAGAGGAGTTAAAAATTTTTAACGACATCTACAACAAAGAAATGTTCGTCCACCTTCACAAATCGAATCTAAAATTCTGTGATCCGTTGGGCGGTTTCTTTGAATTTAATGGAAAATATTGGGAAAAATTACATCCTGGACTTGTTAAAAAATACAGCATGGATGTATATGAAAACCTTATAATGGATTTAACAAATTTTACTGGTGATGATACTCAAAAGGGTCTATTAGCAACCCATGTTAAAAACACTGGGAACGTAGGAAAATTAGAAGCGATGATTGATTGTTCAAAGCCTGATCTTTATGAGCCTGCCGAAAATTTTGACTCTAATCCTTATTTATTTAATTGTAATAATGGCACAATCAATTTAAAAACTTTTAAATTTCAACCTCATTCATCCGCTGACTTAATAACTAAAATTTCTAAAGTAGATTTCTTAAAAGACGCCCAATGTCCTACATGGATAAAATTCGTTAATGATATTTTCTTAGGTAGAGAAGAAATTATAGATTTTATTCAACGGTATCTTGGATATTCACTTACTCCATTTACCAAAGAACAATGTATGTGTATATTCAATGGCGACGGAAGGAATGGCAAGTCAACATTTATAGAAACAATACGTCAAATATTTAATGATTATGCTGGTGTTTGTCCTACATCCACTTTAATTGTTAAACGTGATGAACATACCATCCCAAATGACATTGCAAGCCTTAAAGGATGTCGTTTAGTTTCAATGATAGAAACTAACCAGAATGTTACGCTTGATGAAGGATGTATAAAGAAACTCACTGGCTCCGATATGTTAAAAGTTCGATTCTTACATAAAGAATTTTTTGAATTTATGCCAACCTTTAAAATTATATTCTCAAGTAATCACAAGCCTAACATACGCGGAACTGATAATGGCATTTGGCGAAGAATAAGAATGATCCCATTTGATTTTAAAGTTGAGGATAATAATGATGATCGTGAATTGCCTCTAAAATTAAAAGAAGAATTGCCTGGCATACTCAAATGGATAATTGAAGGATATAAAAAATACCATGAATCAGGACTACCCACACCTGCGTCAATCATGGATACCACTGAAGAATATAAAGAAGAAGAAGATTCTATTGGTCAATTTATTGAGGATGAATGTGATATTGAAGAAAAAACATACGTCACAATTAAAAATTTTAAAGAGAGAATTTATCAATATAATAAATATTTACTTCCAAAAGCAATTAATGAATACATGCGTAAAAAAGGATGGAATCCTAAGAAAAATAGATTATATATTGATGGTCAACAAACACGTTGTTATATAGGGGTTTGTTTTAAAAATGGATTAAAAAAACATATTCCACAAGATCAACAAAAATGGGAGGATTAAATGAAAATTAATGATACATTCACAATTCTTGTTACATTCAAAATAACCGATATACATGAAGATTACACTGGTAAAAAATTTGGAGTCGTAGGAAATATCGGACATGTTATTAAAGATTGGGCTGATAATCCACCTACTATTAAATTAACAATGTCTGAAGCACAAGTAAATAAACATAGTAATGCTAATTGACCGCCCCTACACAAAAGAAGATCCGCGTGGATGGATGCCATGGCATCCTAAAAAGCCTCTAAAACGCCTGCCAATGTGGCAAGAACCTACCCATATTTCCCATTCTTTACTATGCCTGTTCAAAGATATATTAAAAAAGGCATCACCCCCTCAAAATCAAGGAAATGATGCCTCTCAAGTCATCGTAGGCTATTATGACGACTTTTAGCAACTTCCAGCCGGCCCATAACATGGCGTAGGGGATGGTTGACCGAATTTCTGGCCTTGGTCCCATTGTCCGGTAGGGTTATTGGCTGATTGCGCCCAGGCACAGCCACCTACAGCTAAAAACACTGCTAATAAGATGATTTTCATATGTCACTACCTTTCGTTACGGCCACCATGGCCGGTCCTACTGTCTTGTTTGCTTTGACCGCGCGTGCCATTACCGCATTTGCGCGTGCTGCCTCTGCCTTGCGGCCGCCTGACACGGATCCGCCCTTCTTACCTATTTTGCTTAAATACTGTTTAATATTCATTTTACCCCCCTTATTTTATACATAACCACGCGTGAGGCATAGCCATTATTAGCCAGCAAGCGCCCCGGACTGCCAGGGCGATTGTCACCCCTCCAATGATCGCCAAAATTATCCCACCGATTGCGGCGTCCCGACTCATAAGGTTCCGCTCGCGCTTATATTGTTCTCTGAGTGATTTGGTATTTATCATACTAAACTACCCTCCTTTACTTGTTCTAATAGCCTATAGAATATAGCATATAGGCGCTTTATTGGTAGTTTATCAAGGCCGTGGACGCATTGGCCTTGGCTAAAATAGCGCTGTCTGATCCATATTAAGAGTTCTTTTTTGGTTTTAGGGATGTAATAATCCATATTATTCACCTCCTAAAAATTCATTCCAACATTTATCAGAGCATATGCCTGATATTAATTGTTCTCTTTGCCAGGGTTTTGAATCCGGGAAAATTTCTTGAATATTTCTGTTATCATTAGTTGAACGTTCTAAGACAGTGTTATAGTGTTTATGACAGTTTGGGCAAGTTTTGATCATATTATCCTTCTTTCCGCGCTATGCGCTTAAAAGGCCAGATATAGCGCCGGCCACGCTAAGATAATGATTAAATAGTACAATTTAACATGTCAAAATTATCACTTGCTACAGCTAGAGCAATTTCTTTGCATCGCGGACATTCTTTTGATCCGCTACACTCTGGACAATATTGGCACTTGCAAGATAATACTCTACATAATTGGTACGGTTTACGGCATTTTTTACATTGATATACTTTAATTATCATTTTAATCCTCTTTTCCGTCCGGGCAAGCCGCCGGACTCGGCATATTAAGGTTATTATTTAAAAGCTGGCCAGGATTGATAATCCCTGATTTCAACCTGATCCTTATATACATCAATGATATTATCCTTTGTCAATTTAACGGCGTCAATGAAGAGGCCAGCATCGCAATCCTCTTCAAGATATACATATTTACCGTGTATATACGAATATCCGCTTATTTCCTGCGCTATGCCGGCCGCGTATACGTCCGCTTTTGGCACTTCCAGCCAGGCATGGCCAGGATCACTGATAAAACGGTATTTCTTATCTTTTAATTGTCCTATTGTAGGCACCCTGGCGCTTATCGCGGCCGGCCGTGTAAATTGCGCGGGCTGGCATAACGTGCCAGTGGATACAAGTGCAGGCGCTTTAACATACCCATTTTCTTTATTGATCCTTTTAATTGCTTCGTAGTAGGTTATTTCTAATTGAGTCATTTTAATACCCTCCAGTGTATGCCAGGCCCGCGCTGGAGCCTGGCGGATTAGTGTTAGACTGTTTTAATTTCTTCTTCAATCACGCGCTTGACTGTTTCATATATACCAAGGCAGGTTTTATCCCCCCATGCCGTATAATAACGATCATGTTTCTCATGGTTCCTAATTTTCTTTAATTCTAATAAATGGCATATAGTACGGCCAATTTCTGTTTTTTCTTCGATACTTAATTCAATTTGAATAGTCATATAATTATCCTTTCAATGTATGCGGGCCAATGATCCGGCCCGCTTGTTAGTTAGACTGTGGCAGGTTCCAACGCCTTTAATATCTTTTGCACCGCGCTAATAACCTTCAATACCCTAACTGAAGGTTTATTCTCATTATAGGACTTGATGTATAAAGGACTTTCGCGGAACTCAACTCCAAGCGCGGAGCACGTCAAAAATGATACTAGCTCCGCTTCGACCTCTTGGGCCGGGACCTGGCCGCCTTGATCATGAGCTAGTATATAATGCCCTAATTCATGAAATAATGTTTTACATTGGTCACTATTGTTGCTCATGCTTGAGATAACTATTTCCGGGCCGCCGCTTGTTACACCTTGCGAGAAGTACCCGCGAGCGCTTCCAGTGATAGCGCTTGTGATCTTAATTTTAAGCGCCGCGGATAATACCGGGGCCGCCACTGCAAACCTGGTATTAATAACCTCACTACTGTTATTAAGATATTCAAGCGGCTTTCCGTCCGTTTGGGTAATATCGAAAACTTTTTTGTCAAAAAAGCCAATGCATCGCGCCGTATCCAGATCCGCGTCAACGGCCGGGCCAGCTGGAGCCTTGCCATTGATAATATTAGGCACTAATATACTAATATTAGCCTTCTCCCCGCGTTTGACGTGACGCCCTAGTTTTTGCCAACGATCGAACCCAAGCGCTATTGATCCGCCTTGAATAGCAATAAGTATGCTATTGCGTATGCTATAGCGATATACACCGGGGATCTGATAAAAGCCGCGTAAAAAGTCCAGCTCTCCCGCTTGCATCTTGCTGCCCAATAATTCCTTGATCTTGTATTCCATGTCTTTTTCGTTGATCATTTTACCCTCTTCTGGCCGTATCTTTGGCTCTTCATCCGGCCTTGCTTTGGCTGCTTGGCACGATTGCCTTGCTGGCCACACGAAAACTATACCACGCCATTACACCGACGGACATACCGACGCTGTTTTATTCAATCCGATTGGTACGCTTACCCGACGACAAAATAGTTGTTGACAACTTCTAACCCGCTTGTTGATGATGCAGTGCAATCAGCGACGAGCTATCGACGAGCAAGATGTATTGTTCTTAGTGAATAGCGACGGCACATCGAACGCGTGCGGGAGTAATTATTACATTTTGTCTTGTGTCTTGTATCCTGTCTTGTGTTTTGTCTTATGTAAGTCTATTATTTACTACTGTTTATACTTTTTTAAGACAAAAAGACAAGATAATAGTAGTAAACATCATTAGTACCATATAGAGTGATTATAGGTGATTATACGGTTGTAATTCTTCAAATCGTGGGAAAAAGTTTACCTGAGGTGTTTGTCTTGTCTTTTGTCTTGTATTATATATATAATTGTGCAATTATATATTTATTATAAGGTCTTTCCTTGTCTTGTTTGTCTTGTTTGTCTTGTTTTTACTGGACAATCTTATTGATTAAGAGTATATTATCTTATTATGGTATGTAAAACGTGTTTAAAGATAATTAAACATTTAACTCGATATAGACCTAAAAAGTCGAGTTTTTGTCGTTGTAACTCCGATTATCCGGCAAAATACCACTTTGAGAGCCTAAAACTCAACATTCCGGCGATCTACCCCTGGACAAATATAGACAAGTGCTTTAATATTAGGGATTCTAACCTAATCCGTTGTAGTTTAAGGGCTTGCACCAAAAGAACAGGATATACTTTCTATGTTAGACGTCACTTAGCAGGCATGGAAGTAACAAGATTGACATAGGTCTCGTCGCTGTGTACAAGACATAATTATACTTATAGGAACATAGACTTTACATTATAATGATATTGTGTTAAGATATACACAAACAATAGAAAGGATGTGTATATGGGTAAACCTATATCAGAGAAGTGTTTAGCGTGTTCTAAAGTATCATTTAGAGGTGAAATTGCAAGGCCTGAATGTTGGGCCGGTACCTCTTGCGAAAAGAAAAGATCATGGTATCGTAGAATTGACCATTATCGAGCAGTTGCAAGAAAGAATCATCATTATCATAGATATGCTCAAGGCAATTGCTGTATATGTTCAGCGACGGAGAACTTGCAAGCTCATCATATTAAACCGCAAGCAATAGGCGGACAGCATACTAAAACTAATGTAATGACATTATGTGAGTCGTGTCATAGACTTATAACAAAATACTATCAAGCAATACGTGGATTGAAACAGGTTGAGTCATAGTCGAGCTTCCGTCGCTATCACTCATGCTATTATATATACTATTGCGTAAGTATGTCGATCGTTTAAAGTCAGTATCTCTGTCTTTTAAATTATCCGCCGAGGCATGGTATACCCGATTTTGCTTTACCGTCTTTTGAGATGGGACTCTTTTAAAATTAAAGGTGTCCCTGTTTGTCTGCATCACATAATTTTTATTTTCCAGTATAAAAAATTTTCAAAAAATTCTTAAATTCATTTGACATGTATATCAATAAATATATAATGATAACATGAAGAAGCGAATACTAATCACAATCACCGACGAGGATTTCATACTATTAGAGAAATTAGCTAATGGATACAGTAAATCTGTAATTATAGGCGAGGCACTTCGTGAACTTGAACGTGTTAAGTATCCTTTGATATCTGTTGGTGGTGTGGTGGGGAATGATATATGAAGATGATATACGATAGAATAAAATGTTGTTCTGTTGTTTCTTCAGAAAATTGTTGGGTATGGACTCTTAGGAAAGACAAGCAAGGGTACGGAAGAGTTAATGTAAATTATAAAACCGAGCAAGCTCATAGGGTTTCTTGGGTTGCGTTTCGCGGTGAGATTCCTGCTGGGATGTGCGTTTTACATAAGTGCGATAATCCTTCTTGTGTAAATCCAGATCATTTATTTTTAGGAACAAGAAAAGATAATTGCCATGATATGATAATAAAAGGAAGGGATAATTTTGTTGGTCGTAAATATGGCAACAAAATAAAAAGGACGCATTGTAAACGAGGGCATTCTTATGAAGGTAATTCTTTTGTTTATGGTAAGCACCGACAATGTAAAATTTGTCATAAAATGATGAGAACAGTAGGTAACGACATATGACCCTCCCCGCCACTTCCCAGCCACTTCCCACACCATACTTCAACCCCATCTGCTTGAAACCGACGTTCATGCCTGACGTGATCGATAGGCTTGCAAACGGTGAGATGGTACTCAACCTGTGCAAAGACTTAGGGATTAAGTACTCTGAGCTTCTGGGGTACGTTACGTCCGATTCGGTGCGGCATCAGATGTTCACCGCGGCTGTCAAGGCTGGGGAAGGATGGCTCATACAGAGGTTATCACAGGAACTGCATAACATTGGGCTTCACGATATAAAGGATGCTCTTGACTCGTCTGGGTGCGTCAGGCCGATAGAAGAGATCCCAGAAGCGTTGCGCCGGACAATCGCGGGGATTGAGGTGGAAGAGCTTTATGAGATGCAGGGTAGGGAGAAGGTGTACATTGGCAGAGTAAAGAAAATCAAGCTGATCGACAAAACCAAAGCCATTGAGATGCTTGGGAAGAAACTGGATATGTTTATTGATAAGGTTCATGTGTCCGGTGAGGTGTTTGTTAAACATTCGGTTGAGAGGTTTGATTTGGAGGAACGGATTGCGGCGTTGAAGCAGGGGAGACCACTGCCTGCCACCATCCAAGCAGCACAAGCATCATCAGAAGCAGTTTCGGTTATTGAAGCTGAACTGGTATCAACCCCTGGAGATGACATTTAAGGAGACATATGAACGAACAACCCACACCAAACCCCCTATCCAAAGAACATGAACTCCACGCCCAAACCTGTATGGACACAATCTGGGATGTAGTGGCACAATATTCAAGGTTCTTGTCTGCACATGAGATAGTTGGGATCCTTGAGACAGTAAAAGCTAAAATCAGCTTTGACCATAACGTTCGGCAGGCTAATGAAGAGGTTATGAGGATGAGAGAGGCGAACCGGCAGGCGGACGCCCCACCCCCAGGCCCAAGCCCTATCATTGATAAACATGGATTTCCGTTGGAGTAGACTATGCGTTGTCCTGAATGTAAAAAAGAAATGGTTCAATTCATAGGCGACTGGGCTAAGTTTGGTGTCCCTGAACCTCGTATCTGTAGGGTGAACCTTATTTGGGACTGTAATAAGCATGGTAGGTTCTATGAAAGCAAGCTGGAATATGAAAGTAAAATAAAAAGTCAAAGAATGAGAGGAAGTGAATAATGCCTTACGATCAATCGTTGGACGTGTCATCGTTTAAAGAAGTATACGAAACTGAAAAGACTAGAATTACTGTTTCAGTATGGTCTTATAATGGTGGGCCTAATAAGATTCAGATTAGCAGGGAGAATATGGTTGAAGGAGAGTTTAGTTTCACCAAACTAGGCCGTATGAATAAAGATGAAATAGAAGCCGTCCTTCCTATTATAATAAGGGCTGTTGAGGTGATGTAAATATGGCATTAATGACTGGGCTGTCACGGGAACAATGTTTAGAACTCTATGCGGATGCCTTGCGTGTTGGTAACACGGATCAGTTAAGGAAGCTGTGTAAGGAAGATTTGTTTTTTTTATTGACAGTAGCATTAAGACGTAAAGACGCAGATAATGACTTCGTTTACGCCCGTTGCCGTGAGGTTGAAATTGATCGTGATGGCTTCATAAATCTTTGGTCAAGAGAGCATTATAAATCGTCCATAGGGACATTTGCCCTATTAATCCAGGAGGTGCTGCGTGATCCAGAAGTCACCATTGGAATCTTCTCCCACACCCGTCCAATCGCCAAAGCGTTCCTCTTCGCAATCAAGACAGAACTCGAAACAAATACCTTTATCAAAAGTCTCTTCAAAGATGTCCTCTACGATGATCCGCAGAAGGAGAGTAAGAAGTGGTCACTCGACGACGGCCTTATCGTTAAAAGGAAATCATCAGCCCCAACCTGCTCCCTTGAAGCCTGGGGACTTGTTGACGGTATGCCTACGTCCAAGCATTTTGCCATCCTGAATTATGATGATATAGTTTCGCTTGGCAGTGTAACTTCACCTGAAATGATTGAAAAAACTACAAACGCATGGCGGGTTAGCTTGAACCTTGGAAGCGAACAAGCTGGTAAGCCGTGCCGGAAAAGATATTGGGGAACTCGATATCATCAGAATGATACTTACGCTCAAATTATAGACACTGGATCGGTTAAGGTTAGGGAGATTTACCCAACCGACTTAGGCAAGAACGATATTGAAGTCTCTGGTAATCCTGTGTTGATGACATCTGAGACATTATTAGAGAAGCGTAAAAGCATGGGCATTTACGTCTACGCTACCCAGATGCTTCAAAATCCGGCTGCCGATAAAGCCCAAGGTTTCGATACAAACTGGCTTGAATACTACGATTCCCTTAAAAACAACAAGAATTGGAATTACTACATCATCTGTGATCCTGCCGGGGACAAGAAAAAGAAAACGTCTGACTATACCGTGTTCGTTGTAATCGCCACAGCCCCGGATAAGAATTATTATTTGGTTGACATGGTGCGTGATCGGCTTAATTTGACTGAACGTACAAATGTTTTATTTGATTTGATAATGAAGTGGAATCCTAAAAAGATAGGATACGAAGAATATGGAAAAGACTCTGACATCGCCCACATTAAATATGTCCAAGAGGAAAAAGGTTTCCGTTTTCAAATTGAACCTCTCGCTGGTCATATGCCGAAGCCCGATCGTATACGTCGTCTTGTCCCGATCTTCGAGGGTCGTCATTTCTTTTTACCGAGGCGTTTGCCGTATATTACAAAAGCTAAACAGATGGTTGATCTTATTCAAGAGTTCATAGCAAAGGAGTATATTGATTTTCCTGTTAGTTCACATGATGATATTTTAGATTGCTCATCAAGAATCCTCGATGACAACTTAGGCGCTGTATTCCCTAAGATGAAGGAACCCCGTCAGGAAGAGGCGGGTAGTAATCCTGATAGTAAATATGATGTGTTGGTGGGCAATACGGCTGGGTCAAAGATTATTTAATTATTTCTTGACGTTTATCGTAAAACATTATATATCTAAACTAATGCAACCCACACTTAACATAACCCATTCTGTAGTTTTTATTTATGTTTCAATTCCTTTTGTGAAATTTTTTGTTGATGGTAGTAGGTATTTTGTGATGAATTGAGGAAAAATTATGCACAAAATTAATTGGTTATTTTTCTTGAAAAATGGCGGCTTTGGAGGTGGTGGAACGCCGCAAGTAGAGCAACCACCTGCGCCAACTCCTTCACCAACGCCTTTGAATCAGAATCCAGTAGCTACACAGACAGATAGGGCGGCTACTTTGAAACGCTTGCAGTACGGTCTTAGTAGTACAGTTGCAGCAGGATCCGCAGGGACAGGTATGACTGGTTCAGGGGCTAATTTAACACCGATGGCAACTCCAGGCGGTGTAACAGCTTTAGGAAAATGAGGGGACTATGAAAAATAAATTATTTTTGGTTTTATTGTTTGTTTGTGTCTTTGCAATAACTATTTTGGTAAGTAATGGTTTTACACAGAGTTTTCAGTCTTTGTATGCAAAGACGGTTCAATTTGAGAACAACGGAGCAGGCGTTACATTAACTGTTGGATTAGCCGCTAAGAATGGGGCTAATACAGTGACTATTCCTGATGTAACAGGAACAGTTGCAACATCAGCATCAACCGCAATAACAGCTACAACTATTGCGTGTTGGAAATCTGCTGGACAGTTAGGCAAATGTACTACAAGTATTAGCGGAGTTACTTGTTCTACTTGTACATAAATTTTCTTGGTAGTCAGTAAGCTCAAGCGTCTGATCCACGCTTAGTGGTATCACCACATTTAGAAGGACTTTCACTGTGCACAGCGGTGGAAGTCCTTTCTTTTTGTGGCTAAAAAGGAATCTATGAAAGACGAAACACAGCGTTTTACAACCATGAATCCCGCTCCGATTCAGCGTACCCCTCCGCCAAATACTTCGGCTTGGAGTCGGGCAACCAAGAAAAAAGAGTTTGATAAAAGATTCACTCTTGTTAAACAAACACACCTTCTCTACCGGCCAGCCATGCAGGAAATGTCCAGATGGATAAATCCTCTTCGTGGCGTATATGATACATCCCCTTCTCAACGTGCTATTTTACCTGATTATAGAATTATCCTTGATGATCACGCAACTCAGGCATCCAAGACACTTTCAAGTGGGATGAGTTCCGGCATGACCTCACAATCAATGCCGTGGCTTCGATTGACCATTGATGGCATTGAGAATATGCAAGGACACGCTGAAATACGGGGATGGCTTGATTCATGTCAGGAAACCTTGTATGCCATGCTTGATAAGTCAAATCTCTATTTTTGCCTGAATAATTGCTATGAAGAGTTAGGTGTCTTTGGAACAGGTTGTTTTATTGTGTTAGAAGATTTTGAAGATGTGGTCAGAGGAACTTCTTTTACGGCGGGGGAATACTACATCGCTTGCGATAATAAAGGTAGAGTAAATACCTTCTGCCGTGAGTTTTGGATGACAGTACAGCAAATGGTTGAAGAATTTGGGTATGAGAATTGCTCCGCATCAGTCCGGCAACAGTGGGATTGGAACCAGTTGGATGTACTTTGGAAAGTTAGGCACATGATTGAGCCGAATGATGTGGCTATGCTTGATATGCCTGACTTTAAAAATATGCCGTTTCGGTCTGCTTATTGGGATATGGCGGATGGAACAAATACATTTTTAGGTATGAGAGGGTTTAAAAGGTTTCCTGTTATTTGCCCGCGATGGGAAACAGTTGTCACAGATCAGGTTTATGGTTATGGTTGCGGTCATTACGCTATAGGACATACCCGTGGGTTACAAAAAACTACTCAAGACAAATATTTGACCCAAGAAAAGACACATAATCCACCTATGCAAGCGGACGGTAGCGTGGACGGACACGTTAGCACTATACCTGGTGGGGTCACTCGTACTAACAGTAACGCCGTACCAAACGCAGGCGTCCGCCCTGCATATCAAATTCAGGCTAATTTGGAGAGCTTTCTTGAGATGTGTAATGATTTACACGACAAGATTGACAAGTGCTTCTTCGTTAATTTGTTCTTGATGTTGATGAATTTCGACAAGAACAATATGACTGCTCAAGAAGTCGCGGAACGTCAGCAAGAGAAAATTATGATGATGGGGCCGATACTATATCGTCTGCAAACTGAATTGCTTGATCCGCTTGTGAGTCTTTTGTTTAACATAGGTTTGGATAACAAGCTATTCCCTCCTCCCCCGCAACAAATTGCGGGCTTACCTATAAAGGTTGAGTATACGTCTATCTTGGCGCAAGCGCAAAAGCAACTTGGGGTTCAGCAGATTAGTCGTGTAGTTGGATTTATTCAGACCGTTGTTCAGGCATTAGGCGGACAGGATACTTCTATTGCGGATGGGATTGACTGGGATCAGACTTTACGGGAAGTATGCGAGGCCGAGGGAACCCCTGCAAAAATGAACAAAGACCAAGCTGTTATAGATCAAATCCGAGCACAACGCGCAAAAGCTCAACAGCAACAGCAGCAAATGATGCAAGCTGAGCAAGCGGCGAATGCCGCCAATAAGATTGGAACTATACCAACCGGCGCTGGCACACTCCACGGAGCTATGACAGGGGCGCAACAGCCGGTTGGGGCGGGTAAATAATGCCTGAAAAAGAAGAAATAAAAGATTTGACGAGACTTGACGGTGCAGAAGTAGCCAAGAAAAAAGAAAAGCTACTTAGGATTAAGCAATACCGTGAAGATAAAGACACGAAAGAAGTTTTGGCTTTACCAGCAGGCAAAAGGTTATTTTATAAACTTTTAGAGCAATGTGGGGCTTCTCGTACCCCTCATTTTGCTGGCGATCCTTATGCGACTCATGTGAATATTGGCCGGCAGCAGATTGGATTGTGGTTGATTTCAGAAATTGAACGGGCTGCCCCAATGGCTTATAGCGAGATGATTCGTCAGCATCAGAGTGACGTTGTATTTGAAGATAAGTTAAATAAAGAAGCTGAACAGGAATTAGAAAGGAATTAATTTTATGGGAAACCCTTTTGATAAGGCTCCGGCAGCAGGGACAGTCATTGACGCTCCCGCCCCCGAAACGCCTATCGTAGAAACACCAGTTTTAGAGACGCCCGCAAAGGTGGAGACACCTGCGCCAGCAGTCAAAGAAACACCAGCACCAGAAGCAGATGGAACGCTTTTAGGCGAAGAACCTAAATCGGCAGACGAAATTGCCAAATTGGCAGCCGAAGCAACTGCAAAAGCGAAAGCCGATGCTGATGCCAAAGCAGAAGCACTCAAGAACGAAACTCCTGAACAGAAGGCCGAACGTGAGAAGTTGGAAGCGGAAACCGCTGCGAAGGCAAAGTTAGTTCCTGATAAGTACACCCTTAAAGCCCCGGAAGGCATGAAGGTTGATGAAGCCTTCTTAAACGATAAGTTATCTCCTGTATTAAAGACCTATGGAGTAACCCAAGAAGCCTTCCAGAAGATCATTGACGTTTATGCCCCTCATTTGCAAGCTCAACAGAAACAATATGTTGAAGCACAGCAAACCGAGGCTATCAAGGCATGGAAAGACAACGTCAAGGCTTGGGGTGATGAAACGAAGGAAATCTACGGCGTTAAATTAGCCGCAGAAATGGCATATGCCGCTAAAGCCATAAATAAGTTTTCGTCAGACCCTAAAGCTCTGCGTGAACTTATGAATGATAAGCCAGGAACAACGGGAACCGGCATAGGAAACAATAAGTTAATCGTTGAATTTATGATAAAAGCGGGGAAATTGCTTGGTGAAGATACTTTCCCCAAAGGCAATCCTGCTCCTGGGGAAAAGGACACATCCGATGAGGCGAAAGCCAAACGGTTGTTCCCGAACAATCCCTAGTTAAAAATAGTGGCAAAGCCACAAGGAGAAGTATATGGGTCTTAATACGACATATTTCCCGACATATCTCGATATGTCCCGCAGGGTTGATCCTGATGGGTCTGTCGCTGATATCGCGGAAATTATCACGCAATATCACGAAATTCTTGATGATATTGGTTGGAAACAAGGTAACTTGGATAGTGGTGAACAGATCACCGTTCGTACTTCCAAGCCGACTATTTCCTTCCGTTATCTGAACGCTGGTATCACACCGGTCAAATCGACAACCGGTCAAATTGTCGAAACTTGTGCCATCATGGAAGCCCGTAACCACATTGACATTGATGTGGCTATGGCAAATGGCAACACTGCCGCTTATCGTTTGTCAGAAGATAAGGGTATCATCCAGGGCTTCGGCGATCAATTGGCCTCTACCCTGATTTATGGTGACGTAACCGTATCACCTAATCAGTTTACTGGTTTAGCTGCTCGTTATTATTCCAGCACTGGAACCAATACTACAGCCAAGCAGGTTATTTCGGCTGGTGGTACTAATAGCGTCAACAGCTCAATCTGGCTTGTTGTGTGGAGTCCGGATAATATTTACGGGATCGTTCCTAAAGGTTCTAAAGCTGGTTTCCAGTTCAAGGACTTAGGGGAACAAATGGTTCCAGATCCTAATACGACCGGTGCTTTCATGCAGATGATGTGTTCTTGGTATCAGTGGAAAGCTGGTCTTGCTATTCGTGATTACCGCTCAGTCGTGCGTATTGCGAATATTGATATGACCAATATTTTGACCACTGGTGCTGCTTCTGATACATCAGCTGACTTGTTGAAGTATATGTCTTTGGCTTTGGACAGAATCCCGCCCAACGTCATTGGTCGCAAGGTCTTCTACATGAATGAGACAGTTCGTTCTTATTTACGTCTGAAGATTGTGAACAAGCCTAACTTGCTCTTAAGGTTAGAGGAAATTAAGGGTACTTTGATTCCTCGTCCTGACCAAGTGTTGATGTTTTTAGGAGTTCCTTGCCGTCGTATTGACAGCATCCTAAATACCGAATCGAGCATCTAATTCGTGAAAACCACGGACGGCATAGGGTCGTCCGGTAACTTAAAATGTCCCGATTGGGGCAGAGGAGAGAAATATGTTGGTAGATAATAGTCTGATTTTAGACAACAATTTCGCCCTCACAACGACTGGTTCTTCGACGAATTATATCGACACCGTCGGTGCTGCGGGTGGACAGGCTCAAATCGCTACTGTGAACACAATCCAGGGTGGTTATGATGCCTATGAAGCGGATTGGTTTGAAGCGATTATTACAAAGTCTATGACGGCGGGTGGAACTTCACTTTCTGTCGCTTTATGGACTGCTAACGTGATTGCTAACATCTGGACTACGGGTAACGCTGGTTCTGCTCCAACAGCGGTTGCAGGGCAGACTATTCAGTTGTTATCTAGTGGTGCTATTGTAGCGGCATCATTAGTAGGCCCAGCAACAGCAGGAGCTTACGGGTCTACATCTGGTGCTATTTTATTAAAGGCCAAAATCCCATCAGGTTGCCAGAGATTCTTGTCAGCCTTCTACACCTGTGTTGGTATTTTCACAGGTGGTGGTACTATCAGTGCCTTGATAGTTCCTGATGTTGATATTAACCTAACGTAAGTCAGATTAAGTCGCTTGGGGCGGTCGTGTATGCGGCCGGCCGCCCCTTTTTAAGACCGTAAGTGCGGCCGGTCGGAAGTTAGTACAGCAGGGAGAATAATATGGCTCTTAAAATGATCAAGTATTTAGTTTTAAAGACGAATTACGGTTTCAAAGGTCGTTATTGGACAGAGAATGAAATTGTAGAATTTGAAGAAGATGTTATACCGGACAAAAGATATTTTGAACGCATTACCAAAGACACGGTTCTTCCAGTAGAGGCGGACGTGGATAAGCCCGTAAATACTTTAGCCGATTCTCTTGCAAGGCCATATAAAAAAGAGCCAACAGCAGGTCAAGTTTTTGCTGATCAAAAGACTTTCTATAATGGTGAAGGCCATTCACAGAAGAACATTTTTGAAGGTCGTCAACATCCGGCAGAAGTGCCATTGACCAAGAAAGAAAAAAAGTTAATTGAATCACCTGCTGGAAATGATCTGTAAGGAGATAAAGTGCCACAGTCACTTGGACAGACACAACTTTGTAATCTCGCTTTATACCATATAGGTGAGAATCAAATTGGGGATATATCTGACCCTGTACCGGAAGCATTGGCTTGTCAGATGTATTTTGTTCCTGCACGAGATGATCTGTTTAATGAGCATGAATTTGGGTT